TTATAATATAATTACCTATATTAGCTCTGACCTGACAGTTACCGGTTATTTATACAGGTATCTGTCAGATTACATCTAACCAACAAAAAACCGGAGCCGGACTCCGGTTTTGTGAAGCTGTCGGGTTACTTCATCCCGCCAATATTTTCCCACGTCCCGTCAGCACGCAGGATTTGCAGCGGTCTTACCACACACTGTATCTGCTTTTTATCCGCATCCAGTATCACCACCTGCGTGATTACCCTGTCCTGCTCCGGGATAATACCATTCTCATCGGACTCCAGGATGTCTGCCGGCCCCAGTCGCAGCTGTGCTGTAAGTAACTCCCCGTGTTCACGGTCATCATGCTTTCCGCAACCACACAGACGCTGCATAAGTTTTTTTAGTATGTTCATGTCATTCTCCTGTTCTGCCTGTATCACTGCCCACTTCATCCAGCCCCTTAACATCCTGCCACGGCCCGTCACCAAACCTGACCTGCAAATGCTGAAAAAAACCCTGAACCCGTGTGGTATCTTTGGGGGCAAGAAAGGTCAGTCCGGTGATGAGCGCACCATCTGTATCCGGGAACCAGCCATTGCTGTTTGTCTCAATAATGTTTCCCGGCCCCAGACGGAACCGTATTTGCGTCTCCCCCGGGTCGCCCTTCGGCCCCTGAGGTCCGGTTGCCCCCACCGGGCCAGCCGCACCTGTTTCTCCTTTCGGTCCCTGTGGGCCTGCCGGGCCTGCCGCACCGGTATCTCCCTTTGGACCCTGTGGACCTGCATTTCCCGTCAGACCGGTCTCTCCCCGCTCTCCCCTGTCACCTTTCGGCCCCTGCGGGCCTGCCGGACCAGCATCACCTGCCGGTCCCCGTTCGCCGGTTGCCCCGACAGGGCCGGTGTCACCGCGCTCTCCCTTATCACCCTTCGGCCCCTGAGGACCCGCGGGCCCCTGTTCCCCCTTTGGCCCGGGAGGTCCCACCACGGTGGGGATTCGGTTTACGGCCTCTTCCGCCGCTATCCTGCTTTGTTCCGCTGACTGTGCGCTTTCTGCTGACTCCCGGGCTTTTTCTGTTGCGGTCGTTGCATCCCTGGCTGCATTACCGGCTGCACTTTCTGCCGTCTTTCTTGACAATTCAGCTTCTGCTGCACTTTGTGATGACTCACTGGCTTTTTGAGCGGCCGCAGAAGCCGAGGACGAGGACGCATCCTCTGACTGCTTTGCAGCGGCTGCACTTTCTGCCGCCTGCCGGGCTGACTCCAATGCATCCCCTGCTGAAGTGTCAGCATTTGCCGCGCTCGCTTCCGCCTTACTGGATGATATGCCGGCATTCCTCGCTGATGTCTCCGCCTCTCCGGCATTCTTCTTCGCCTCCTCAGCGTGACGCGCCGCTTCTTCCACCATCAGTTCAAAACGACGCAGTGCCTCCGGCCGGACGTCATCCTCCGACATGGCACCGAGAAAATCATTCAGCGTCCCCGGTTGAGAATCTTCATACACGGTGATGGTCCCGGCATGTGACGGCGGGAAGCCCTCCACCAACAGAATGACGCTGTACTGACCGTACTCAACGTCCATGCTGTAACGACCGGCTTCATCCGGATTTTCAGAGGCCACCGTGTTCACCACCACCGTGCTGCTGGTCCGTCTGGCTTTCAGTTGAATGGTGCAGTTCTCTACCGGTTTTCCTGTGCCGTCTTTCAGTACACCTGAAATCTTTACTGCCATATTCACCCCACAAAAAAGCCCGCCTGAACCGGCGGGCTGTCATAACACTGTGTTACCTGGCTAATCAGAACTTATAACCGACACCCACGATGAAACCGTCAGTGCGCCAGTCGCCACTGCCGGAGCCTTCATAAGCAATATCAATGGCCACGGATTCGGTCGGGTTAAACTGCACGCCAGCCCCCCACGCCAGAGACGTGTTGCTGTGGCGACCGTCATCACTTCCGGTCAGCACATCGTGCGTTTTCCCCTTGTTGTCAGTTACGCGAAGATAATCCCCGGAGAAAGTCGACACACGGCTGTAAGCCACACCCGCCATCGCATACGCGCTGAACCATTCATTCACGCGCACAGACGGCCCCGCCATTACGCTGAACCAGCGGTTACGAACGGAATCTTCATGCCAGCGGGTATCGCTGTAACGGGTCAGCTGGCGATTCCTGTCTCCTGCATAGCTGAATGACGTCACCATCCCCAGTGTGTCCGTAAATTCATAACGGTATTTCACGTTAATCCCGTTAAGATTATCGCTACCGGGAGCGCTCGTCCGGGCATGAAGATACCCCGCGCTCAGCGTGGCCTGCTGCTCAGACGCCCATGCAGGCGCGCCGGATACGGCCAGACAGATGGCTGCGGACAAAATGGCGGCATAAAGTTTACGCATAATTACCTCTCGCTTTTCTGCAATAAAAAAGGCGCCATTTCTGGCGCCCGTATATGGGTTATAAAATTCAGCTGATACTGATGCCTGCGGTGGCTTTCTTCATCACCACAACCAGCAGATCGCTGATACTGGTTGTTGGTGTCCAGTTATTCGCTCCTGATGAAGATACGGTGAATGTCAGTGTCAGCGTCCCCTGTCCGGCAGGCATATCTATAACTGAGGAAAATACGCCCTGAGCATCCGTCGTGGACTGATTAAAAATCTCCTGACCATTGCGGGTCACTCTTAACCGGCAGGTTGAATACCAGTATGACTGTTGGTTATTACTGTTGAAATTCTCATGCTTACCACCGCGGAATAACACTGGCGGTATCATGACCTGCCGGTCAAACTTCTGATCATCACTGATTCTTACCGTGATGGTGCCACTGGCATAAGTGCTCGTGCGGGGGAAAGACTTGCTGACCGTTTTGACAATATCGCCTTCAATCTGGTTGGCTGACAGTTTCCCCTTAATCTGACAGTTCTCATTAATCGTGACGTTGTTGAGCGTCCCTGAGTTCGCATTCACACTGCCACTGATATCCGCATTTTTCGCCGTCAGTCGCCCGTCCGGCGTCAGGGAAAACGTCGGGGGATTGCCGGACGAGGTGATACTCACCGCAAACAGTCGCTTCAGGAACACGTCGTTCATGAACAGCTGATTCCCCTGCGCCACAAATAACGGCGTGCTGTTGCCGCTCTCCGGATTTATCATCGCGATACGGTCAGCCAGCAGCAGTATGTTGCTCAGTGGCTGGCCATCAGTATCCTCAATCCCTGCACCAATCCCGGCCACATAGGGAATGCCGTCTTTCGTTTTTTGAACCTTCAGCATGTACAGCGCAGCCAGGTCATCATTTGTGTCCTTCTGCACGCGCTGTATCTGCTGTATAGTGGCGCTCTGGTTCTCCAGCGTTTTACTGACCGTCTGTGTGATTTCATTGCGGGTTTCCGTGATGGTGGTCTTCATCTCCGCCATCTCATCCGCAAGCTGGCTGTTGTCTATCAGCTCCCATAGCCCCTGAGCCAGATGCAGTTTTCCTATTTTTTCCCGGAAAAATTCCAGATACCCTTCACCATCATTGCTGGGCTGCCCGCTGACTTCCACAAACGCAGATTTCCCCACCAGGTTGACGCTGCGCACGTAAAACCAGAAATCCGTCCCCGGCTTAATCCGGCTTCCCTGGACAGTCCACTGACTGCCGCTCCCCAGATAACGGGCAGATTTTTCCACCTGTGCCGTGTTCGTGATGCGTTTTTCCGAAAACCAGAACTCAAACTGCACCGTCGGGTCATACACCGCCAGCACCGGTACCGCCGTTATCTGAAAATACCCCGGCGTCAGTTCAATGGTGGCGGGTTTTGCTGGCGCGTTAATCCGGAAGGTGGTGATGGCCGGTTCCCCCTGCTGGCCATAACTGTTAATTGCCCTGACTGTCAGGGTGTATTCCCCGAGCGGCAGACCACTGAAACGATGCTCTGTATCCGCAGTGATGGCGGTGGTCACCAGACGGCTGTCCTGACCGCTTCCACTGGTCAGGCGCAGACTGAAGCGCACGCCCTTCACCACCCGCGGCGTGTCCCATTTCGCCTGCGCCAGATACTGGCTGTCAGCTGCACTCACCTCCACCGTCAGGTGCTGCACTGCCGGAGGGATGACGCTGTTCAGGGTGCCGCTCTGGTCGCCGTCAAAGTGCGCCCCGTTATCCACGATGGCTTCTTTTTCCGGTACGTGCTGCACTGCCGTGATGGCAAAGGTGCCGTCCGTGTTTTCCCGGATGGAGACACAGCGGAACAGGCGACGACGCAGTGACGGCAGGGAGAGCCCCCACACACCGTATGTCTCCACGCCATCCGGCAGGGTGCTGACCTGTATCCGGTCCGGCGCGGGGTGTGCAGTGATGGCCACGCTCACCGGCTTACCGCTGCCGTTAATCAGGTTCACCGTGGCGGCACCGGTCTCCGGCAGGGTCACCTCACGGTCCAGTGTCAGGGTGCGGCTGGCGGCATCGATGGACAGGATACGTCCGCCGGTCATGGTCCCGGCATAGTCGTTATCACAGATTTCAATAATGTCACCGGGTGTGTGACGCAGCCCCTGTGACCCGAGCGTGAAATCCACCGTCTGCGTTTCCAGCAGTCCGGTCTTTATCACCCACAGCCCGGCACGGTGGGCTGACCGCGACTGGTACAGCCGAACGCATCCATCTTCAGCAGGTTGCGCCCGTAGCGCAGTATGGCTTCCGGGTCTTCCACCAGTTCCGTGGAGGTCTGCCAGCCGTTCTGCGGGTCGGTGTAATTCACCTCCACCGCCGTGTGGCGGTCCTTCAGGGCGCTGAAGCTGTAGCGAAACCCCACGCCGTTATCATCCACCACCACATCACTGCTGGTGTAGGGCCACACCACATCTGACGGACGGTCCTGCACAAACGTCAGCGTCTGCCCGTTCCATACCGGCATACAGCGCATCGCCGAGCAGAAATCACTGAGAACGTCCCACGCCTTACGCTGTTGTGACAGGTACGCATTGAAAGTCATCCGCGGCTCTGTGCCCCCGAAACCATCCGGGACCGTCTGTTCGCAGTACTGCGCAATGGCATACAGCGCCCACTTGTCCACATCCGCCGCCCCCAGGCGTTTTCCCATTCCGTAGCGCGGGTGGGTCAGCATGTCCCACAGGCACCAGGCAGGGTTGTTGCTGTATGCCGGTTTCAGGCTGCCGTCCCAGATGCCGCTGTACGTGCGTTTTTCCGGGTCATAGTTTGACGGCACCTGGATGATGCGACCGCGGATATGGTAGTTCACCGTCATCTGCTGACCGCCAAACTGCTCCGCATCCACCTGCAGCCCCACAATGGCCGTGTTCGGGTAGCACTGTTTCACATCGATGATTTCGGTGTATGACGACCACAGCGTTCTGTTCTGCAGCTGGTCCGTGGT